GTCGGTGATGCGACCGAGAAGATCTCGGGGGTCGGGTGCGTGTTGCCGCCGGGGGCCTGGGCGTAGGACATCTGGAGCACCGGCTGCTGGCGGGGATCGCACAGGTAGGCCCAGTCGTTGGTGTCGGTCCAATCGGGGACCGCGACCGGGATGGGACGGGGATCGCCTGGGCGGTCGATGGCATACGGGTTGGTGTCGTTGTTGGCGGTACCTGGGTAGCCGCCGGGACCGGATCCGTAGCCGAAGGCGACCAGCGCGTCATCGTAGAGATCGCCGGGCACCAGGCAATAGCGGGGCCAGAAGCCCAGGCGCTTGGCGCTGCCGAGCTCAGTAGTCTTGAAGCATTCGAGGCGGGCGGCCTTCCAGGCGCTAACAGAGAAGGCGGTTGTCGCGAGGTTGGCGTGATTGGCATGGAACAGCGCGACGGAGTCCTGGTCGAGGGTGGGGCCGGCGCCGGAGGCGGTGGTGAAGATGGCGGCCAGCAGGCTGGAGCGGGTGCGGACCGCGGAGACGGCCAGGGCCTGCGGGATGGTCTGGATGCGCGCGAGATCGTCTTTGCGGAGCATCTCTTCGGTGACCCCGACGTAGCCGCCGTACTTGACGAAGCTGTCCGTCTCGCGAACGTCGGTGACAGACAACTCAGTGTAGGCCGCGCCTTCGCTGACGACGGGCAGGTTGGCGATGCCGCCGAAACTGATCCAGGCCATGTTGTGGAGTGATCCATCGTGTGGCTGGACCTGGGTCAGCGGTTCGAACCAGCGATACTCGCCCAGGCCGTCCCAGGCTTGCACCATGACCTTGTTTAGCGCGTTGACTGCGAGATCGGCCAGGGTGGTGGTGGTGGCGCTGGCGAATAGGACGCGGTCGGCATGGTAGTGGCCGTGCCAGTCGAAATCGCCGGAGAGAGCATGGTAGATCTGCGACGGTCTGCGGAGAGAGGGCGGCGGGAGGGCCGCGCCGTGCACGCCGAACATCCAGTCGATGATGCCGGCGGCGTGGTCGAGCGGCGTGGTCATGGAGATGTGGCCGTCGAGCGGCCGGTCGAAGCCGGTGACTGGCGTGGGGCGGAGCTGCGCGACGAGGTCGGTCTGGCGCTGGAGCGCGGCGTCGATGTCGGCGGGCGTGGGCGTGCGACCGGCAAACTGGTCGCGGACAAACTGCTGGCTGGCGGACGGCAACTGGCTGGCGTGAAGGCGCTGGTCGAGCAGCGTTTGGGCCAGGGCTGCCAGGTAGCTGGACGGGTCGGCCGGCGGTGCGCTGGCCGGGGCGGTGGGTTCGGGCATGGGAAACTCCTTTAGGGGTGTGGCCTGGGCCAGGACGCGTTGAACGCGTGCGGCGACGGAGGCGGGATCGAAAACCAGGTCAACGCTCTCGACGGCGTAGATCTGGGTGATTGGCGCGGTGTGGGTAGCGGGGTCGGTTTCGCCGCGTTTGATCCACAGCACGGCGGAGAGGCCGACGTTGGCGGCGGGCCGGCCGGCGGTCTGGTCGGCGACCAGTTCATCGAGGAAGGTCTGGAGCCAGATGGCTGCCGGTGAACTCTTCAGGACCAGTTCACTGGTGAGGCGGTCGCTGCTGAAGGCCACGTTCTCGTGGATGCCCACGAGCCGGGCTACGTTGGTTTGGCTGAAAATGCGGTCAACGAGCGGCTCGGTGCCATCGCCACCGATGAAGTCGGTGTGGTCGATGAAGGCGTTGGCATTGCTGAAAAGTGGCGTGGCGGCTTGCAGAACTTCGGGCGTGACGGTCAGCGCGTGGCCTTTGAGCGGGCCGGCTGCCAGGAGTGTACAGGCGTAGCGGCGCTGTTTGGCTGCGGAGAGATGGAGGTGGCCGGTGGCCAGGCGGACACGGTCGGTTGCGGTTGCGGTTTGGGCTGGCGTGGTTTGCCAGGTGTCAATCAGCATTGGGGGCCTCTGTGTCAGGGATGCCGAGCAGCGCGTTGATGTCGTTGTCGGTGAGCAGCTCGCCGGCGAAGCGGAAAGCGAGCTCGACGAAGCGGCGGTCGAGCGCGGGGCTGGGTGTGATGTTGGCCGCGCGCAGTTCGGCGCGCAGCGCGGCCAGCGCGCTGATGATGTTCTGTGCAGCCTGGGCCAGCGTGACGTTGTCTTGGCGCAGGGGTTGGGGTGCGGTGACCTTGAGCATGTCGGGATCGGCGGCGCGGACGTGGCGGCCGGTGTGCGTGCGCCAGTGTTCGTAGGATCTGGTGATCAGGTCCTGCAGAATGTAACAGAAGTAGAGTTGGCGCCGCGCATAGTGGCGGAGCGTGGGGCCTTCCTGGGCCTGGGCAGTGGCCAGGTTGGTGCCTTCGGCTTCGCTGAGCATGTGGAGCGGGACGCCCGCGCCGGCCGCGGTCATGTAGCGCAACTGTTTGCCGTCGGCCGCCGCGTCGCGGGCCTGGATGGCCGGGGTCAACATTTCCCAGGTCTCCGTTTGGTCTTTGATGATGACTGAACCGGCCTCCGGCGGCGTCGCGTACTGGTGGCTTTTTTCAGCGACCTTGTTGCCGGGCACGGTGACGAGCCACAGGAAGGCGCGCGCGGCCCAGTTGAGGCGCACGCGGTCTTCTAGCCAGAGCGAGTAACGGCGCAACCAGGACAGGATGGGCGCGAGATCGCTCTCGCCGCGCGTGCAGCCGATGGGCCGATTGACGGCGTAGTGCAGCATGATCTGGGGGCTGGTCGCGGCTTCGGGGTGGGCTGGCGCTTTCCACCAGACACCTTCGAGGACGTCGGTTGTCTCATGGTAGCCCGTCTCTGTTTCATAGTCGCCGGGCTGCCATTCGATGCGATCAATGGCGCTGGCGGGTTTGAAGCGGAGGGTTGGCAGGTGGGTGGCGGGATCGAAGTTCAGGACTGGGAACAGCTCGCCGGCGCGCGTGAGTTCAGAGCACATTTGCGGCAGGCGCAGATCCATGGTGTTGGTGTGCCAGAAGCGTGTGATAAACGATTGCAGCGGTGGATAGGGGCTGCTGATGGTGATGCCGGCGCCGATGACGTAGTCGGTAGTCAGCCCCACGATGCGCCGCGCCAGCGGGTTCTTGCGCCAGGCGTCGAGCGCGTCGGTTTGCTGTTGGCTGAGCGTGCTCCAGTCGGTGTCGAGTCGGGTTGCACCGCGCCAGGCGTGCCAGCCGGCGGGCGAGTGGACGTCGTCCACGTAAGCGCGCACCGTAGCGAGCTGGGCCAGGTGCGGGCCAGCGATCAGACGGGCCAGGCGGAGACGGAGCGGTTCGGCGGGCATCAGTAGACGTCTCCCAGGCCAGCCAGGCGATCGGGTGGGCGGGCGATGGCGGATTCGGCGCGGCCCCAGGGCTGGTTGTCTAGTTGAGCACACAGCGCGGCCGAGAGCACCCAGTCGTCATGGATCAGCGCGCCGTCTGGTGCGCGTGTGCCGTCGGGTACGCTCCATCGTAGGGTTTGATTCTCGCCGGCGGTGTACGCGACGTGTTCGAGTTCGCGCCAGAAGGTGGCCTGGTGGGTGAGGATCGCCGCGGCATCGGCCGGGAATGCGGGGGTCCAGTCGACGTCAGGGCGGCGACTGACGACGTGGGTCAGGAGGCTACCTACGCTGCCGCGGCGTTCGAGGGCGGCGATCAGGTTGGCGGCGAATTCGGGTACGGGTGCGGCTGGCAGGGCGTCGGCGTCGCAGCCCAGGTCGAAGCAGAGCGTGCGCAGCTCCGAGGCGTCGAAGCGGGTAGCCAGGATGCTGCGGAGCGCGGCGCGGGCTGCGGGGTCGGGTGGTTCGGCCGGCGTGGGGCCGTGGTCGCGGTAGCGGCCGGACTCGATGACGCTGAGGAAGTTCCAGCCCAGGTCGCTTTTGGACCTGGCTGAGAAAACAAATGGAATCAAAACGCCGGGGAGCGCCTTGTCCAGGAAGGAGACCAGGCCGGCGCCAACGCCGGTGGCGTCGGCGACCAGGTGGCGGGGTTGCCAGATGTCGGCCAAGGCTTTGATTTGGCCGTAGAGCCGCGAGTGCTTGATGCCGGTCCAGCCGTAGCGACACACAGCTCGGTAGGTGGGCGCGTGCATGAGTGGATCGGCGAGTGAGGCGAGATCAACTTCGAAGATGGTGAGCGCGGTGGCGTCGCGGCCGGGGTTGCTGAGCTCGCCAGTGAGATCGGCGGTTTCGTCCTCGCCGGCGACGTCGAGCGTGAACGCGTAGAGCGCGCCGGGTTGGGGTGTGGTGCGCCAGCCGTGGT